TTAACCATCATATCTCTAAGATATTGTTCTGCTTTAATCTTAGGTAAGTTACCAACATCAATATAAAATATTCTTCTTTCAGGTGCTCTTGCTAATCTATAGATTACAGATGCATCTTCTAACATTCTAAGTTGATTTAAAGGTTTGATTGCTTTGTGTAGATGACCAAGTACTAATAACATTCTTTGATCTAATAAACCACTATGACAATAACTAATACTATCTTTTGATATTTTTAAACCTTGATTTGATCTATTGATACCTCTTGGATGAAAGATATAATATTCTAAGTAGCCTTTGGTAAGAATTGTATTAGTTTTTTCATCCTTCTTCTTAATAGGCATTTTAACTTTTCTAATTTTTCTTGGATCAATATATCTTAACTCTTGTATACCTAATCTTGGATTACTTTCATCTATAACTAAATGATAATACAATCTTCCATCAATATACCACTTTCTAAAGATATCATATGAATTAGTAGTAAAGTTTAACATTCTTAAAATGTTATCAAACTCTTCATGGATCCTTTTTTTAATTCCAGCACCAGTTCCTTTTAGATCATCCAAGACTATGGATATTGCTGGTTCTTTCTCATTATAAACTATTGCTTCATTGACAACGTCATCAACAGCAGAGTCGCACTCCGGTTGGAGTGACATTTCTCTGTATCTTGTTACTAATTCTGATTCTGACTTTGCTGAGCCTTCAAGATCTACATATGTACCATAAGCACCACCTGCAGCGATCTCAACGGCTCCGTCCTCCATGCTTGGAGGAACGAAAGATTTAAGATTCTCGTCTTTAAGTTTCTGCTCTTCTTCCTTTCGACCAATGCGAAAGCCAAATAATTCTAATGCCATGACTACCTTTTTATTAGTATTGTACTACAAAACTATTTATGAGTCCAATACTTTTTTCAATTAATTAGAACTAGAGACCACCAGCATTGCCGGTAATGCCTCCAGAAACTTCCCAATAATCGTAAGTAAATGTTACAGTGAACTCTGAAACAGCATCTGTTCCCCAATCCATTTCAATAGCTGAAATTTCAGTTGGGAAGATACCTACAAAGTTATACACTCTTACTGGTGCACCAGTTTTACTAAATTGAGTTACTTGAGCAGTGGACTTATACAATGCTGGAGATGAAGCACCAAATTTTCTTAGATTTGTTTGGAAACCATTGATCGTATTAGACCATTCCTCCATTGCATTTCTAATCTGCATATCTTCATCATTTATGATTGTAGCTGTCCAATCAGCAAAAGTTCTGTTTCCGGCTAATCTTAATTGTCTTCCAAAATATGGAACATCTAAAGGTGCAATTGTTGCAGCTGGTATCTGAGCAGCTCTCGCTAAGAAAGGTACTTGTAAATCAGCAGCTCCGTTTGCTGGGTTAGATATATTCACTTGGAATAACGAAGTTCTAGCACCACCTAGTTTAAGAGCACCTGCAAATAAGTTAATGTTGAACGCCATTTATTTTTCTCCTACTAGTATTTATATTAATTAACCAAATTGACCAACTACTTCACTAAATTCTACACCAGTTCTCACCGCAATAAAATTAAGTTGGATGAAGTTAATAGATCTAGCTGGTTTAATGTAAATGTCACCAATAAATCTATTAGTATCTATAACCTCAGGAGTATTGTTTGTTTCGTCACAAACTACTCTGAAATCAAATATACCTCTTCTACCTTGAACATCTCTCAAGAATGGCTCAACTAATTGAACAAACTGTGATCTTGTAAATGCATCATTGAATTCAAACAATGTAAACTTAGCAGCTGTTGCAATTGCTTTTTCTAAAACAATGAATAATCTTCTTACGTTTATTCTATCAAAAGCACTTGGTTTAGCTAGAAGTGTTTTATCACCAAATAAAATTGTTCCTTGACCTGGGAATACAGTTATTGGATTAATTCCATTTTTGTATAACAGATCTCTTTCTGATTTATTTGGATTAAATGCCATTTTGTTTACATTCTTTAAGATACCTCTATTGAAACCAGCTGGTGAATACCAAGGGTCTCTAGCAATATCTGTTCTAACCATGATACCTGCAGTATCACCATTAGCTGGAATATATCTTTGTAGATCGTTAAATTTATCATATTGATACTTCCAACCACTATCCATTACTGCATAAGAAGTTGAAGTTAATGTGTTTCTAAATGAAACTGAATCTATAGCTTCTTTTCCTGGGAATGAACCATTGTTTACAACATCAGCCCTTTCAGGTGATAGTGTAACTAAACAGTCTTTTCTTGACTCACATATATTACCAATAATATGTTCTATTACTGTTTGATTTTGAGCACCACCTATAATAAATGATATATCAATATCTTCAGCACTTTTAAATTTATTGTATCCGTTTATATAATCAGCATTAGTTGGAGTTGCTCCATCTCTTCCGTTAATTAGACTTTTAGTATCAGGAAGTGCATCACCACTGAATGTTACTCCAGAAGCCTTACTACCTGCATTTGTTTTAAAGTCGTGAGCAGCCCAGAAAATATATCTTGATTGTTGATTTAATACTTCTTTATAAAAATTATTTGTTCCATCTTCGTTTTTAGCATCAGATGCAACACTTAAATTTTCAAATACTTCTAATACTTGATTTTTTCTTCCAGTCCATTCTCCATCTTCATCTGCAACAACAATATGAAGTTCATCACCAGAAGCTCCAGCAGTGTTAGCATAAGCTGAAGTTGTAGGAGCTCTATCAACATTATTGAAGAATTCCCATCTTCTAGTTGGAGTAGAAACTGAAGCATTATGACTAGTTTGTGTACTAAATGCTGATACAGTATTACCTAAGTATTTTGTTTCTAATGTAAGTGAGCTATTGTTTGCAATTGATGCAATTTTTCTTTCAACTTGATCAGGACCTAATACAATTATGTCACCAACCTTTAATTCAGTTGAGAAAGCAGTTGCAGCTACACCAGCTCCATTTGCTTCTGTTGTAACACCAGTAACTGTTTTGGATCCGTTTGTAACTGTAATATTACCAGTAATTGTTGACTCAAATGCATTTGAACTTGGGCATACTGATACCTTTAAACTATTACCTAACTCTCCGGCAAATTTAGCAACCCATGCACCAATACCTGATATACCAGTACTAAAATTTTCATCATAGTCATCTTCATTTTTAATAAATGTTGATGCTACTGCATTATTTGAAACTGTTGAATTTAATGCCGTACCACCTGATGTGCTAGTATTAACAACTCTTGTAACGAATAAAGCTGAAGCATAAGCAAGAAAGTTTGATGCTACAAAAAAGTCTGTAGCTGTATTACTTGTTAGTGGCTTTTGATATGTTGTAGCTAATTCGTCTTCATTAGTTATTAATGTTCTTTGATCAACAGGCCCCCATCTTAAATGGGCAGCGAAACCTGCTTCTGTGGTTGAGACGGCAGGAACGACGGTAGTTAGATCAATCTCTGATACATTAACACCTGGTGAAACTTGAAATCCCATTTTTTTACTCTCCTACTTTATACAATAAGTGTTTATTATGAACTTGTAATTATTTATAATTTTATTAATCTATGAATAGTCGTCGGTCTTTTGGATAACCCATCTATCTGTTGGATTATCAAATATTTGCTTTTCATTGTCTGTTACACCATCATCTTTAAATCCAACGGGTAACATATTCTCCTCCATCATCTTCTCTTGTTCTTTATATAGTCTTTCTCTGATATCTATATCAGTAATTTCTTTGAAATAGTCTTGTTTAACTATCCATGAGAATAAAACAGTACACATAGCTAAATCATCATGTGTACCTTCTTCAGCTTCATAACTACTACCTTTACCAACAAAAGAAGATAATTCAGCTAATAGATCAAAATCTCTAATAACTAACTTATCATTTTCTACTAAATCTTTTAGATTACTACAACCTATTCTTTTTACTTGTTTAGTTGTCTTTACTCCTATTGTTCTTGATCCTCCTCCAAAACCACTACTAATTTGTTGACCAGCTCTACCTTTATGAACTGTAACCATTAAATTTTCATATGTCAAGTCATTATGTAAAATATCTACTACTTGTTGACCTATATCATTGGTTTCAACTAACATATATGCTTCATTATAATGTTGACCTATGTTATGCAATGTGGTAGGATATAACATTGGTGATATATGTTTATCTTTAAATGTTCCAACTACCTTATATGGTAACTCGGTAACATCAAATAC